AGGAACATGGGCAAGAAGATTGAGGAGATTAATCCGGATTATATCCACATCGCCACAGAGGGTCCTGTGGGTCTGTGGGCTAGAGCATATCTTTCAAAGCGCGGCATTAGGCATAACACTGCTTATCATACTAAGTTTCCTGAAGGACTTAAAACTCTTATGGGACTTCCTGAATCTCTTACCTGGCGTTATATAAAATGGTTCCACAAACACACTGGCCGTGTGCTGACCACCACACGCACTATGGCTGATGAACTCACTGCTCATGGCCTAGTGGCTGATATCATACCATGGACCAGAGGAGTAGATCGTAGCACATTCCGTCCTGAACTACGCAATAGAACAGACAATATTATCAATCTAGTATGTGTGAGTAGGGTAAGTAAGGAAAAGAACCTAGAAGATTTCTTTAGAATACAATATCCCAATAGTCGTAAGATCATGGTAGGTGATGGACCTATGAGACCTCAATATGAATTAGAATATAAGGATGTGGAGTTTGTAGGATTCAAAACTGGTGTGGCTCTGGCAGAATATTTTGCCAATGCCGATGTGTTTGTATTTCCCAGTAAGTGGGAAACATTTGGTCTGGTCATGATAGAAGCCATGGCCTGTGCTACACCAGTGGCAGCATATCCTGTAAGCGGTCCATTAGATGTCATAGATCAAAATATTACAGGTTGTATGGATACTGATCTAGTCAAGGCTATAGATAGGGCTTTGGTGTTGAATAGACACTGTGTCTATGAGGGTAGCCTACGTTGGACATGGGAAGAGGCTTGGCACATATTCAAGACCAACCTAGTAAGTGCCAAATAAAAAGGGGCACAAGGGCCCCGTATTAGTATTGTGTCCGCTATGCGGTGTTATCGTTTATTATTACCTTGATTTACAAAGTCATACATCTTTTGTGCAGTCTGTAGAATCTGCTCTAAACCTGGAACCTGCGGCATCCCTACCGTAGTGACGAACTGACCGGTCTTCTCATCACGAGCAGTGCTCATTTCCCATCCTTGGAACTTTGCGCTGTATTCGAATTCGGCCATTTGTTTAGCCATACCTAGTATTTCGGTACGGATTTCATAACCGTTTTTATTAAACTTAACTTCAGGCATTGTTACTTTTTGTGTTAAACCATTAAAATCAGACATGTTATTTCTCCTGTGTGTTGGTGTCTGTGCTTTTCCCACTTGGGGAATACTCTGTACATTGCTTGTATTGATGTTGAGCAATGTCCAAGGTATTCTTTACTAGCATTTTAGCAAAATGCGTTTGACTGTCTATATAGTTGTGTGCGGCTTCAAGGATAACCTTATCCTGAACGAACTGATTGACCACCATTCTTTTCATATTCTGAACAGTATCAATGATTGTATCTGGTCCTAAAATAATCATTAATCTCCTCCCTGTGTATGTGTATTATATATGTTTATTTAATTGTGTCAATAGTTTTTTTGTAATTAGGGCGAGTAAAATCCCATTCCTCGCCCAAAACGGGATCAGTCTTTGTTAACAGATCATCCAAATAGGCAACGGCTATTAGAATAGTCATAATTAAAAAGGATATTATCATATGTTTACAATTATATTAATTACATTGAGGAAACATAATAATGGGCCTCCCATACTAGCAATTATGATCAACCACATCTGACGATCGAATGCTTTATACCCATCATTTTTTCCATGATATTCAATCATATTATTTTCCCATAAGTTTTACAGCACTTTGCCAACGACCCCTTCGAGTAAGATGACTGGCCAATAGTGCTTGGCATAATACTTCACGCATCATTGTAATATATTTCATTGCCACGCTCCTTTATGAACGCTTAGAAATCTACGGGCACGGGCTTGTCCGCTACGTTCGAGAGCGCGGAAGATAGCATATAAGATTGCTTTAATCATTTGAAGTTTTCCTTTTGAGAATTGTAAGTGAACTCTTTGATGTAAGTTTCAAGAGTTGCTGCATCGGTAATGCTTTTGGTATTAAGATAGTTCTCCAAACGGTTCTGGTAAGAGTCCTGTGGGAACATCTCTGCGAGTCGCTCAAGGATATTGAGCATCATAGTTGATAGTGTCATATATTTGTCCTCTATGTATATGTGTGTAACTATTTATGCGGCAGGGCAGCATGTATTATATACTTATTAATTGACTTGTCAAGCTCACTATAAATAACTGGTGAGAGGAAGGTATGAAGAAAAGTACGAGAAGCATATTAGAAGAACTTAATGAGATCAGTCTAATTAGAAATAAGGATCATCTTATAGAGAGCAAGGGCACTAATCTAATAGCCAGTGCCATCAACCTTCTTAAACTAATTAAAGAAAACTATGACATTGAAACTGCCACTGAATTAGAGCGTAGGTTTATCAATGCTATACGCAGCGGGGATAGCGATAAGTTCAAACGTGGCATGACCAAGGTACATGAAAGTCGTAGAGTAAAAAGTTAGAATACTAAAATTTACCCAAACTGGGTAGAATTCTCCAAAACCGATAAATAATTATACGAGTCCCGTGGAGTTGACGGGCAAAGGCAACGAGGAGAATAACATGCCAGAAATGAAAATATTAGTTGGCGGCGTACTAGAAACCGGCCGTGTTAATGGTATTGGCCATGCCAATAATACATTGTATGATCACTTACAAATCCGTGCTTGGAAAATCACAAAAGCTTCAGGTAACTTTACATTTGGTATTGGTAGCACAGCAGAAGCTCTAGCACAAGAGTTTGGTACAACAGGTGCCCTAATTGAATTTGACACTAATAGTGTAATTTTTGTTGGTGATAGTCACGCATTAGATAGCAACATCATTGCTCGTCGTGCTGATCGTGCTCTTGGTGGTACAGGCGCATTAGTTGACTATGTAGAAGATGGATATAGTAGCGGAAGTGGTAGTGGTGTAGCAGGTACAACTGCCGCTCCAGCAACAACTGCTCTAGTTGAAGTTGGTAGCGTAACCACATTGTTCTAATTTTAATTTCTCAATCGGGATGGGAAAACTAGGGCTCTTCGGAGCCCTTTTTATTTTTCTACGTATATAACTTTTGTACTATATCCAAATAAATATTTTAAGACGATATGGAGCCGAGCCATGCCAACCGCAGAAGAAAGATTAGGTGTAGTTGAAACAAAGGTAGCACACCTAAATGAAAAAGTAGATGACATCAAAGAAGAAGTCAAAGAAACCAAAAATACCATAGCCTCCAATCATGACATAATGATGAAGAAATTAGACGACATGGAAGAAAAGTACGAACAGAATCGTGACATCTTCTATGACAAACTAGATCGTAGAAAAGAGGAACAGGATAAGGCTCAAGGTGATCTAAAGAAAAAGATCGCTGAACTACAAGACTTTAAAATGAAGTGGGTATATATAATATCCGGTGTGGCCATTGCCATAGGATGGATCGCTGCCCACGGTGACGCCGTGATTAAGATGCTGAAGTAATCTACATAGTAAATAGTGGATGCAATATAGAATCCACACCACAGTAGATATTACCAATACAACTCAATATCGAAACGAGCCTGGTAAAGAACAGGCTCGTCTACAACAACAAAATTTTGATACATTGATCAATACTATTGGTATGCGATCTAATATATCATATGATTATCCTCCTAAAGTAATTATTGATTATCCTGAAAGATACGGGATGGTAGGAAAACAATTATGTAGTATATGGATCTTTGATTGGAACGTAGAGATGGAATATTTGTTTTCAGATAATGGTGATGACGTAGCTTTTTTAAAACAAGATTTTAAGCTAGTTCCTTATATTCCAGGACTGACAGAAACTATAGATTGTAAGCCTGCTATGTGGGTACCTGGGGTCAATATCAGTTTCGAAATGCTTAAATAAATAAGATATAGGCTGACTAGGCCTGGAGACCAGTAATGAAAATATATGAAGTAACAGGTAAAATAAGAGAAAATCCACAACCGCCAGGACAAATGACCAAGATGAAAGTTGTACAGGCTTCACCTAATCAAGTTACACTACAGAATCCTGAAACTCAGGCTAAGACTACATTTGATCCCAGTAAAAATCCAAATGCTATACAGCAAGGCCCCGAGGGAATTACTGTAAATCCTATGGCAGATCCTAACGCAGCACCACCTACTCCACAATTACAGCAAGGTGCTGAAGTGAACATGGCAGCTACGGATGCGCCCAGTCAACCAGGTAGTCCATTAACACCTAATCCTCCTGGACAAGGACAGCAGCAAAACCAAGCCGCCGCAGAGGAGATGGAAGAAGATCCAGAGATGGTAGAAGCTGGTTATGTGCCAACAGGCTATGATGATGACTATAGAGAAAAAGCCATGATGCGTAAGGCCATGCAAAATGTCACAGATAAAGATCACTACTTTGAAGGTAAAGATATAGTTAACCTAGCCAAACGTATCAGCAATGTAGAAGTTAAATCATCAGCAAAACAAAAACAAGACGTTATAGACCTTAAGAAACTAGCAGGATTATGAAAATAAACGAACTTGTACGTAGCTTTGAAATCTTCACTACCAATGAAGAGCGTGCCTTATTGAAGCGATTAGATAGGCCAACTCTGCTAAGTATGTTACCAGAACGTGAACAACACGTAGCAGAGAACTTAATTAGAAAAAGTTTATTAATTAAGATAGGCAGTGTTAATCCAAAGGTAGTGGCCAATGACTATAGACAGAGCAGTAACCAAGTTCAATAAATTACTCACTGACGTAAACAAAATAATGCCTGCCGTGATATTAGATGACGGCAGTGTAGCCTATAACAATTATATTATTAAAAAAAATAAGTTTGGTCAGTGGGATCTTATTCAAGTGGGTAAACGTCTTAGAAACAATATAGCCAGTTTTTACCTAAAGAGTAGCGCACTAATGGCAGCAAAGCAGCATAGATATAATCAAATAATGGCCATGTATCGTATAAGAGATTTGGATCAACGCTATTGGAGCAGCTACGTAGATAGTACACATTTTAAAGAACGGTATAAGTATACCAAAGACGAAGTCAAACGTGATGTATTCTTATGGCGTTATGAACAAAGTCGTGATCGTGCTGACTATTACAAGCAAGAAATAACTCAGGCGTTTAATTACGCATTCAGATAAATATCTTAAATATTAGGAACTCGGTATGAACATCAATGATCTTCAAAAACCCATTACCAGCAAGAAATTAAATGAAAATTTAGGCCGTCAATTTGGCTATAAAATAGCATTAGAAAAGTTCACAATGGAACAGTTATACGATGCTAGAAATAAACTACGCACAGAGCAAAGTCAATTTGAAAGTGTTAATAGTTATGACAGTGTATTGGAAGATCACAAATATCAAAAGAACCAACGTATGCTTGACGTAATCAATCAAGAGATCGCTGAGCGTGAAGAAAATGGCGAAAAGGCCGAAGAGAAGAAAAAAGAGCGCAAGGCAAAAAGTTTAAAAGAATATCATCAGGCACAGCGTAGACTACGTAGTTATAGATTCCCAGAACAATGGAAGGCCAACGCACGCCAGCGTTTAATGTTAGAGCGTGATGCTGATGAGGAAGTAGTCAGCGAACTAATTATTCGTTATGACCTAGATGAGACAACAGCCAAGGGTGTTGTTCGTGATCTGCGCTTAACAGAAGGCGAAGAAGAAAAGGCAGAATTGATCATGGCCGCAAAGGACATGACAGATCGTATCACAGGCTGGCTAGAGGACGTAGCAAGTATGAAGTCCGAAGCCATGTTAGATTTATTAGACTCTATAAGAGATGAAATGGGCACAGATGTCAGTACTAGTTTTGAACAAACAGTTCGACCAGCACTGGATGAAATTTATTTGGCACTAGAAAAGAATCGTCAATTACTAGCACAGGCCACTAGTGTATTAACAGGCACAGAAGCACCAGGCGGAGCAGGCTTAGGTATGGCAGGTCCTGCTGGTATGGGACCTCCAGAAGTAGGAGCTCCTGATGCCGCAGCTGGTATGGAAGATGAACTAGGCGCCGCTGCTGGCGGTGAAGAAGGAGCAGCTGGTCGTGCTATGCGTGAGACAGCTGAATATAGCCGTAGACTAGCAGCCATACTTACAAAAAAAAAGTAACTGAAAATCAAGATAAGTTATTTGATCTATTAGTAGCCAAACGTAATGCTGCTGATAGTGCAGGCAATCCAGAAGTAATCAATTGGAACGCATTAGGCAATTTAACACAAAATGTGCTAGGGCAACGTATAGACAGCCCTAGCAAATTTGGTCCACGTTTTGAAGCCAATCCTAGCTTTGCTGAAATATGTAGCTTTGATCCACAAGGTGTAAAATTAAAGACTAGTGCATCAGAAATGCCATCACAGTCAGGTGGTGATCCCAACGCAGGTAACCTTACAAAAAGTATGGCAAAGAGCGCACTTAACCGAAGACGTTGACAAAATAATAAAAAATAGTATAATAGCGAGATGACATTACTAAATCCTATATACGAATACAAGAACTTAACCAGAGAAGAGCAAGCAGGCAAAAGATTATATGCTTGTCCAGATGGTAGTAGAGTACCCAGTGTAACAACTATACTAGACAAGACCAAACCAGAAGAGGCTAAACAGGCCTTAAAGGAGTGGCGTAATCGTGTTGGCCACGCACAAGCACAGGCTATTACTACAGAAGCCGCTGCCCGTGGTACTAGGATGCATACCTTCCTAGAACGCTATATCAAAGGCGAAGGCATCAAAGATAGTGTAAGCAATCCATATGCCCAACAAAGTTTGTTAATGGCCAAAAAGGTTATTGATGAGGGTTTTGGTGGTATTGATGAGATCTGGGGTAACGAAGTTCCATTATACTATCCAGAACTTTATGCCGGCACTACAGACTGTGTGGGTATGCATGCCGGCGAACCCAGCATCTTAGACTTCAAACAAACTAACAAACCTAAAAAATTAGAATGGATTGAGGATTATTACTTACAGATCACTGCTTATGCCCTAGCTCATAATGCTGTGTATGGTACAAACATACGCAAAGGTGTTATAATGATGTGTGTTAGACCCCCAGAAACTAGCCCTGGACAATGGGGAGAACCACAGTATCAACAATTTGTACTAGAGAGTAAAGACTTTGATTATTGGAGTCATCGTTGGTTTGATAGGGTAGAAGAATACTACACGATCCTGTGATAAATACCCAATAAGGGGAAAATCAATGGCTGTCGTACAAATATCTAAAATACAAATTCGTCGTGGATTAAAAGGTGTTGATGGAATACCCCAATTAGCCAGTGGTGAATTTGCCTGGTGTATTGATTCCAAACAATTATACATTGGTGGCGGAACAGTAGCAGAAGGTGCTAGCCAAGAGGAAAATGTAGAAATACTCACAACCAAGAGTAATATCTTTTCTCTTACCGATAATTATTCATATAAGGTTAATTTTCCCACAGGTGCTAGTCAACCATTTGCTAGAAGTTTACAGGATAGACTAGACGAAAGGCTCAATGCTAGTAGTTTTAATATTCAAGGTCTTCCTGATGAAGAAGATGAAACCACTAATATTCAAAGAGCTATTGATCGTCTTTACAAAGATAGTTTAGGCGGCGAGAGTCCTGATACTAGAGCTATTTTAGAATTTAGTCCTGGAATATTTCAATTTTCAGATCCAATTTACATTTATAGCTACACTAGAATTGTAGGTGCAGGACAGGGAAGAACTATATTTAGATATACACCAAGTCCATCGGCTCAAAGTCAACCTGCTTTTATATTTGTTGATGATCCTCAGACTAACCCTCCTACTCAGCTAAGTCAAAGACAATGTAGGAATATTAGTTTAGAAGGGTTTACATTAGAAGTACAAGACCCTGAGTCACCGGCTCTTAATTTGAAATATGTAAAAAATAGCAGACTGGAAAATATAGATATAAAAGGGCTATGGACCTATACTGATTTAGGACAATTTAGTAGAGCCATTAATATGGAGAGTTTTATTGGTAATGATCCATATGATGGCATACCAGGTGAAGTACTAATCACTTGCGAAAGTAATATTTTTAAAAACGTAAAAATTAATAATTTTAAAGAAGGGCTAGTAGCAAAGAAGGAAATAAGAAATAATATATTTGATTCTATGATATTTTATAAATTGGAAGATGCTATTGTATTTGGTTATGATACTACATCTACTCCTCTAGTAACTAACTTAGGTCCAAAAAATAATACTATTAAAAATTCACAGTTCGATGACATAAAACGTCATGGTATTAAAATTTGGCAAGGTAAGAATAATATCATTAATAAAAATACTTTCAAATTTGTAGGTAATGGAGGAGGTGCTATTGAATCTTCCTTATACGGACAAATAGAAACCAATGATGTTACCAATATTATTATTGACAATTACTTTGACAGACACGCGGCTCAAGTTAGAGGTGGAAGTGCCTATGTAAGCGAAATTACTGGATCAAGCTTTAATCAAAATACATTTCCAAACACAGTACCATTACAGTATATAGAAGGAAATCCTAAACAATTTTTATTTAGATTCCCACTGCCAAAATCTTCGACAGCAGGTGTGGGCCCAGTAAGTTGTATGATTGAGATTGATTATCTATATCAATCCTTAGGACAATATCGACGTATTAGAAAGGGAACATTATCCTTATTACTGGATAGTGAAAACAGTTTAGGATTGAGCAAAACTAATTTGGTTGATAATTATGAATATTTAGGCAAAGGATTAGAGAATCCTCAAGTCACTGACGAAGATGAATTTATCATATTTGAAGCACAGACTGAACTTAAAAATAATACATGGCAAGTGTTATTTTTTTATAAGTACAAGACAATTCCAGCTTTAGGAGAAAATCTAGAAGAACGAGGTAATTTTACCTATACCTATAGAATTTTGAGCTGATACATATTGCGTTTTATATAAAAATCTAGTAAAATAATAACATGAGTAATATCACAGTAGTTAAAAGAAATGGTAGCAGAGAAGCATTGGATCTTGCTAAATGGCAAGCTCAGGTCAGTAGAATATGCCAAGGTGTTTCTGATGTTAGCCAAAGTATGATTGAAATACGTAGCAACCCACATTTCTACGATGGAATAAGCACTAAGGAAATTGATAACATCACTCTACGTGCCATTGTAGATTTGATTGATGTGGAATCAAACCCAGATATTGGACACACTAACTATCAATATGTAGCAGGTAGACAGCGTTATCATATGCTGCGTAAGGATGTATATGGTAGTAGTACTATTCCACATTTATACGATATAGTCAAGCGTAATATTGCTACTGGTTTATATACCAAAGAACTATTAGAATGGTATAGTGAAGCAGACTGGAACAAGATGAATGATATGCTTGATCACGACAAGGATCAAGAGTATAGTTATGCTGCTATTGAACAACTTATTGAAAAGTATCTAGTCAAAAATCGTAGTACAAAAGAAATATATGAAACACCACAGGTACGCTATATGATTGCCGCTGCCACTGTGTTTCATCGGGAAGAGCCCAATAAGGCTCGTATGCGTTATATTAAGGATTATTATGATGCGGCTTCAGACGGCTTATTCACTCTCGCTACTCCTGTTCTTGCTGGGCTTGGCACTCCCACTAAGCAGTTCAGTAGTTGTGTACTCATACGCAGCGATGATGATCTTGACAGTATTTTTGCTAGCGGAGAAATGATGGCTAAATATGCCAGCAAACGAGCAGGCATAGGCTTAGAAGTAGGACGAGTAAGGCCTTTAGGCAGTCCTATTAGAGGTGGTGAGATCATGCATACAGGTATGCTGCCCTTCCTCAAGAAATGGTTTGGTGACTTGCGTAGTTGCAGTCAAGGGGGCATACGCAATGCTAGCGCTACAGTTTTTTATCCTATATGGCATTATCAGTTTGATGATCTTATTGTACTTAAAAACAATCAAGGAACCGAAGAGACCCGCGTCCGTCATCTCGATTATGGGGTTATCCTTAGTAGTTTCTTCTGGAGAAGATTCAGAGAACAAGGAAACATAACATTCTTCGACCCTAATGAACTGCCTGATCTTTATGAAGCATTTTATAAAGACATAGAATTATTTGAAGAATTATATGTTAAATATGAAAACACACCAGGACTGAGAAAAAAGACAATCAGTGCTGAGGAAGTATTCAAGGGAGGTATTCTAAAAGAGCGTACGGATACTGGTCGCATATATCTTGTGTTTATAGATAATGTAATGAACCAAGGACCGTTTGATCCAGACTACCATACCATATATCAAAGTAACCTATGCTGTGAGATCCTCCTCCCTACACTGCCATTTAAGAGGCTCGACGACGAAAAAGGCCGCATTGCTCTATGCACCTTGGGGTCAATCAACTGGGGAATGTTCAAGCATCCTGAGGATCTGCGCCGTGCTTGCCGTATACTTCAGCGCAGTCTTTGTAACATACTTGATTATCAAGATTATCTAAGCATACAGAGTAAGTTAAGCAATGACGAAATACAACCATTAGGCATTGGTGTTACTAACTTAGCCTACTGGCACGCCAAGAGAGGATTAAAGTATGGTGAACCTGCTGCTCTTAGTGAAGTTAAGAGTTGGATGGAACATCAGGCCTACTACTTGACAGAAGCAACTATTGAACTAGCCAAGGAGCGTGGTGCCTGTAAGCATAGTGATAAAACTTATTATGGTCAGGGCATATTCCCTTGGGAACGTAGAGCCAAAGGCGTGAATGAACTAGCAGACTTTACTCCTGAACTTGACTGGGAAGTACTAAGAGAACAGGCCAAACAATATGGCGTGCGTAATGCTACATTGATGGCCATTGCTCCTGTGGAAAGTAGCAGTGTAGTTATCAATAGTACTAATGGCATTGAACTACCTATGAGTTTGATCAGTACTAAAGAAAGTAAAGCAGGATCATTTACACAGGTAGTTCCAGAGTATCATAAACTTAAGAACAAATATCAATTGATGTGGGAACAAACAGACTGCGTAGGTTATATTAAGACTGCTGCTGTGCTTGCTGCCTATGTGGATCAAAGCATAAGCACCAACACATTTTATAATCCAGCACACTACGCAGATCGTAAAGTGCCTACTACATTGATAGCAAAGAATTTGATGCAGGCTCACAAGTGGGGTATTAAGACATTCTACTACAGCCTAATCAATAAGCAGGGTTCAAGGATGGATCCTGAGCAAACTAATGGACATCACGTAGAGCCCAAGTTAGAATTATTAGAAATAGAACTAGAAGAGGATTGCGATTCCTGCATATTATGAGCAAACAACAATACAACCTACAGACAAAGACAGACTACCTACATCGTAAGATGTTCCTTGATCCACAAGGACCTGTTACCATACAGAGATTTGAGGAAGTCAAATATAATAAAATAGCAGACTATGAAAAAACAGCACGTGGTTTCTTTTGGGTACCAGAAGAGATCAGTCTAGTTAAAGATGCACAAGACTTTAAAGATGCTAGTGAAGCAGTCAAGCACATATTCACCAGTAATCTACTGCGTCAAACAGCATTGGATAGCCTACAAGGACGTGGCCCCAGTCAAATCTTTACTCCGATAATATCATTACCAGAGTTAGAGGCTTTGGTCTATAACTGGACATTCTTTGAGACTAATATTCATAGTCGCAGTTATAGTCATATTATTCGTAACATCTACAATGTACCCAAAGATGTATTCAATACTATACACGATACAGCAGAGATAGTAGATATGGCTAGTAGCGTAGGAAAGTATTATGATTACCTACATAAGTTAAATTGTCAAAAAGAAATAGGTGAGATGTTAGTAAGCGAACAAGAGCATATTAAAGCAATTTGGCTAGCACTTAATGCCAGTTACGCACTAGAAGCCTTCCGCTTTATGGTATCGTTTGCCACAAGCCTAGCCATGGTAGAGAATAAAATCTTTATTGGCAATGGCAATATTATCAGTCTAATCCTACAGGATGAACTATTACACAAAGGATGGACGGCTTGGCTTATTAACCAAGTGGTCAAGGAAGATCCAAGATTTGCCAAGGCCAAACAAGAATGCGAGCAAGAAGTATATGCATTGTATATGGATGTTATACGTGAGGAAAAAGCCTGGGCAGATTATTTGTTTAAGAAAGGTCCTGTGATCGGTCTCAATGCTAATATACTAAAAGAGTTTGTAGATTATACAGCATTGACTGGACTAAAGGATATTGGGCTTAAGTATGTTACTACAGTCAAGACTAATCCAATTCCATGGTTTAACAAGCATAGCGATACTAGTAAGAAGCAAACAGCACTACAGGAAAACGAATCAACTAATTATGTTATAGGCGTTATGAGTGACGCTATTAACTATGATGAACTACCAACAATGTGAGGAAAACATGTCAAAAGCAATCGTATGGAGTAAGTATCATTGTCCCTATTGTGATATGGCCAAGTCTTTATTACAACAAAAAGGCATAGAGTTTGAAGAACGTAAAATAGGTGACGGATATACTAAAGAAGATCTATTAGAATCAGTGCCAACAGCACGTACAGTACCACAAATCTTTATTAATGATGAACTCATTGGTGGATATACAGAGCTACAAAAATATTTAAAAGAGGCAGCATAATGCTATTGACGAAAAAATTTACAGAGAATGATGTAATCAGTTTTAAAATATCCAGTGGAGAGGAAATATTAGGCAGATTTTTACGTGAAGATGACACAAATTTTTATATAACCAAACCTAATGTTCTAATGATGAACCCACAAGGTATGGGTATGGTTCCTTATATGTTTACTGTTGACCCAGATCAGGAATACACAGTATTCAAAACAAATATTATTTCTTACGCTAAAACCGACGGTGAAATAGCGAAACAGTACTTGAGCAGAACCTCAGGAATAGCATTAAGCTAAAACCTTTTACCAAATCGTCCTCGATAAATACTTTTATGGGCGATTTGGAGTTTTATCTCCAAGAAATCGCTGGAGATAACGATGGCAAAAAGGATTCAACTAAGACGCGATACTAAATCTAACTGGGAAAGAATTAACCCTGTACTGGCACAGGGTGAAGTTGCCGTAGATCTTACCACTAAAAATATCAAAATTGGTAACGGTGTTGATGCATGGGATTCTGTTAAGTATGCTATTAACACTGGATCTATTGCTAGTATAAATGAAAATACATATATAGAGATTGGTGAAGGAGCCGATGAGGGCATCATCTATATAGTCAATGAAGGTTTAGAAACAGTTACTCTAAGCACTGGCCTAATGAAGGTTGGTATTAATACACTATTAGATTCGGGAATAGAAAGTCTAGATCCGTTTTCAGGAACACTAGTAGTCCAAGGTGGTGTTGGTATTACCGGTAATCTTAATATAGGAGGTGAATTTAGAGCTGACCGTATCATTATTGAAGATGAAGTTGTATCCGATGTTACAGGTAATTTAACTGGTAATGTTTTTGGTGATTTAATTGGAGATGTCTACAGCTCCAATGGTGTTAAGATTTTAGAGAATGGCACCACTGGCACTAATGCTGTATTCACTGGCAGTGTAACTGGTAATGTAACCAGTACCGGTACTAGCACATTTAGTAATATTGATGTAAACGGTGGGGCAATTGATGGCGCAATAATTGGAGCAAATAACCCTGCTGCTATAACTGGAACAACAATAAACGGAACCACTATTAATGCTACACAATTTAACGGTGACTTTAATGGTAATTTAAAAGGTGATGTCTATGCTGCTAATGGAACCAGTAAGATATTAGAAAATGGAACTAATGGTAGTGATGCTGTATTTTATGGCAGCGTACAAGGAACTGCTACTGGTGGATTAATTGGTGATGTCTATGCTGACAATGGAACAAGTAAGATATTAGAAAATGGCACAGACGGAACTAATGCTATATTTACAGGCAATGTTACAGGTAATATAACAAGTACAGGAACAAGCAGCTTTTCAAATATTGATGTCAATGGCGGTGAAATAGACAATACCGAAATAGGTAAAACAACGGCTAGGCCTATTCGTGGAACTGATATCTATGCCAGTAATCAATTCCATGGTGACCTAGACGGCACAGTATATGGATATCTCCAAGGTGATGTGGTAGCCAGTGATGGATCTAGTATAGTATTAGATAATGGAACTGATGGTACTGATGCTTTATTCACTGGAGATGTTAATGCTACTGTAATTAATACTGATACTTTGAATACCACAAGTGATGTGGCAATCGGTGGTAATCTTACAGTGGCAGGCACTGCTGACTTTACAGGTAATATTAGTGCCCCCAATTTAAATTATAACGGTTCTACATTAGCATTAGCATCTACAAGATTTACTGTTGAAACTACTTCAGGTAATACTTATATTGATGGTACATTGACTGTGAATGGAACTAGTGATTTTACTGGTAAACTTACCGCAGTGGATGTGGACATTACTGGTGATTTGGCCATCACCGGTGATTTGTCAGTAGATGATATAGATGCCACTACCTTAGACACTACTGGGGATGTTACCGTAGGTGGTGATCTATCAGTAAACGGTGGTGACTTTAAGACTAATCAAACTACATTTAATTTACTAAACAATACAGCAACCACTATAAATTTCGCTGGTGCTGCTACTACAATAGAAATTGGTGCTGGTTCTGGCACCACAAATATTAACCATAATTTAGATGTAGATTTAGACTTAAACGTGGATGGATTAAGTACATTCACTGGTAACATGACTGCTGGTAATGTATCAGTTACAGGTAATTTAGAAGTAACTGGACAGACAACCTTAAATGATCCATTAGATGTAAATGCAGCCAGTGACTTTAGTGATAATGTTACTATCAGCGCAGCAGCAGATTTTACTATATACAATTCGGCAGCTACACCAATTATTGTATTCAGTGTAGATGGAGCTACTGGTGATACATTCGTTGGTGGCACTCTCAATGTAACAGGAACTAGTACATTCACTGGGGACATGACAGCAGGTAACATTGATGCTGGTACACTAGATACTACTGGTAACGTAAGCATTGGTGGTACATTAGCAGTAACAGGAACTAGCATATTCACTGGTGACATGACTGCCGGTAATATTGATGCTAGTACATTGGATACTACAGGCGATGTAAGCATTGGTGGCAATACCACAATGACTGGTACCTTAGCAGTAACAGGTACTAGTACATTCACCGGTGATATGACTGCCGGTAACATTGATGCTAGTACACTAGATACTACTGGTAACGTAAGCATTGGTAGTAACTTAACTGTAACAGGAACAACAACACTAAACGATGATTTAGATGTAAATGCCCCCAGTGACTTCAGTGGTAATGTTGTTTTAAGTAACGCATCAGATTTTGAAGTAAAAGATAGTTCAGGAACTAGTGTTTTCAGTATAGATGGGGACACTGGTAATACAAGCATTGTAGGTACTCTCAATGTCACTGGTACTTTTACTTCTAGTAATTTTAGTGTTGGAACAATATCAACTACTGGTGATGTTCTTATAGGTGGTAATTTAACTGTAACAGGAACAACTACATTAAACGATGATTTAGATGTAAACGCTCCTAGTGATTTCAGTAGCAATGTTACACTAAGCGATGCAGCAGACTTTACAATTAAGGCACTGCCACAAGTAATAGGCGGAGTCACACAAACTCCTACTATGTTTAGCATAGATGGCTCTACTGGTAATATAAGCACAGCAGGAACATTAGATGTTGCGTTAACTAGTAATTTTACAGGCACAATAACAGCTAACGATATTAATGCTGATAATGTTGGAGTAATCACTTTAGGTAGTTCAGGTGATGTGAATGTTGGAGGCAACCTAAGTGTAACAGGAACAAGTTCATTTACTGGGGATATGACTGCCGGTAATATTGATGCTAGTACATTAGATACTACTGGTAACGTAAGCATTGGTGGAGACTTAGAAGTTAACGGCGGGGATATAACAACAAATCAAACTGCCTTTAACCTAGTCAATACAACTGCTACCACTGTAAACTTTGCCGGTTCTGCTACTACAATAGAGATTGGTGCTAGTACTGGAACTACTAATGTTAACAATGACCTAGATGTAGATGGTGATGTCAATATTGATGGTGGTGACTTAACTGTAAGCACAACTACTTTCAATCTAGTGAATACAACTGCTACCACTGTAAACTTTGCCGGTGCTGCCACTACTGTAGAAATTGGTGCTAGCACTGGTATAACCAATATTAATAATGACCTAGATGTAGATGGTGATATCAATATTGATGGTGGTGACTTAACTGTAAGCACTACAACATTTAACTTAGTTAATACCACTGCTACTACTGTAAATTTTGCCGGAGCTGCTACTACTGTAGAAATTGGTGCCAGCACTGGAACTACTAACGTCAATAATAATTTAGATGTAGACGGCGACGTTAATATTGATGGTGGTGATCTAACTGTAAGTACTACCACATTCAATTTAGCTAACACTACTGCTACCACTGTAAACTTTGCCGGTGCTGCTACCACTGTAGAAATTGGTGCTAGCACTGGAACTACTAATGTCAATAACGACTTAGATGTAGATGGTGATGCTCTAGTAAACGGATCCTTAACTGTTGATGTTAATGCAACAGTTACCGGTGATCTTGCTGTTAATGGCGGGGATATAACAACTACATCCACTACCTTTAACTTAGTTAATACTACTGCTACCACTGTAAACTTTGCCGGTGCTGCTACTACAATAGAAATTGGTGCTAGCACTGGAACTACTAATGTTAATAATGACCTAGATGTAGATGGTGACATTAATATTGATGGTGGTGACTTAACAGTCAGTACTACAACATTTAACCTAGTCAATACTACTGCTACCACTGTAAACTTTGCCGGAGCAGCAACTACTATAGAGATTGGTGCTAGTACTGGTACAACCAATGTTAATAATAATTTAGATGTAGATGGTGATATCAATATTGACGGTGGCGACCTAACAGTAAGCACTACAACATTTAATCTAGTCAATACTACTGCTACCACAGTGAATTTTGCCGGAGCAGCAACTACAGTAGAAATTGGTGCTAGTACTGGAACTACTAATATCAACAATGACCTACAAGTAGATGGAACTAGTGATTTTAATAGCGATGTAACTATAAATTCAGCAGCAGACTTTATAATGAAAGATGCAGCTGGTACTCCAAACACTGTATTCAGTGTAGATGGAGCTACTGGTGATACTGATATCGAAGGTAGTCTAAATGTAGGTGGTGCTATTGCTTTCAGCGGCAACTTGACAGCCGGTAATATTACCGCTAGTGGTAATGTACTCATACAGGGTACATTAGATGTTTATGGTGTTAGTACATTCCATAATAATTTTGAAGTTATTAGAGCCAATCCTGGAGATCCAGAAACAATAACCACATTAGAGCGCACAGATGTTACTGAATTTAATGCCAGCGGCGATGCTGAAATTAATGGTGATCTAACATTAAATGGTAACTTTACTATACAAGATTTAAACGCAATACCTAATGTATTTTTTACCATAGATAAGACTAACGGTAATACTCTAACAGAGGGAACACTGACTGTAGAAAGTTCAACAACTTTAAACGATACATTAGATGTTAATGCTACAAGTGACTTTAGTGGTAATGTTAATCTAAGTGCTAGTTCTGATTTTACTATTCAAAATTCGGCAGCTACTCCTGTTACAATATTCAGTGTAGATGGTACTACTGGAAATACTGTAATAGAAGGCACACTATCAGTAACAGGAACTAGTACATTTACTGGAGATATGACTGCCGGTAATGTTGATACTAGTACATTAGATGTCAGTGGCCCAGTTACTATGTCTAGTACATTAGACGTAACTGGTACTAGTACACTGGCCACTGTAGATATTAATGCGGGTAACATTGATGATACCGTTATTGGACTTACAACACCAGCTGATATCTATGCCACAGATATTGAAGCAGACAATATCACTATCAATAATGAAGGTATACTTAAACTAAAAGGCACAGTAAATCCAACCTATATAGGATTCAAAGCTCCAGCTAATTTTGTACAGGATACAACATACACATTACCAGGAGTCAAGGGATTAGACGGATATGTACTAAGCTTAAACACAGACGGTGATAAGCTAGAATGGATTAGTCCAGATCTATTTGGTGGAGGTCAAGTCTCTGTTAGTGCTGATTATGGTGATGATAATTTTGATGGTATTAATAAGCCAGTAGCCACTATCAAACGTGCTCTACAAATTGCCAGTGGACTAGTGTATGATGTTAATGGTGTGCCAAATGATAAACGTATAATAATCGCAGTGGCCAGTGGGGATTACGTAGAAGACAACCCAATTATTATTCCAGATAATGTCAGTGTAGTAGGTGCTGGCTTACGTGCCTGTAATATCAGACCATTAAATGCCAACAAGGATATGTTGCGTGTGCGTAATGGCTGTTATTTTACAGAAATTACTTTTAGAGATTATTTGGATGTTGATAAAAAACCTTATCATACATTTAACTATGCTGTGAGTTTTGATGATCCATCAGATCCAGAAACAAATCGTACAGGATATATTAATTTACCTAGTAAAAAGCCTACAATTACCATAAGTCCATATATTCAAAATTGCTCTATTATCAGTTTCTTAGGTGGTAGTGGTGTTTTAATTGATGGTAATTTAGTTAATACTCCTAACAAGCCTCCTACAAATATAGAAGCAGAAAATCCACCTTTTGGTAGTATACCACAACAGGGTAAGTCAATGGTAGCCAACGCATTTACCATGTTAAGCTTTGGTGGCACTGGTTGGCGTGTGATTAACGATGCCTACGCACAGATTGTTAGTTGTTTCCAGATTTTCTGTTCAGTAGGCAGCTACGCACAAAGCGGTGGTTATTTAAGTGTTACTAATAGCGCAACTAACTTTGGTAAGTATGCTCTAAGAGCCAGTGGATATAGTCCTAATGCTTTTGAATTTGATCGTGGTATAGTGGTTGGTACTGGTGACTCTGGAACACAACAAACAATTAAAGCTATAGGATTTAAATCAGTTCCTACACAAGATTATGTTATTAGATTTAGAAATCCAGTATTTAAAAGAGCCAGTGACCTATTAATAGCCAACAAAGATGAATTACAAGTAAGTATTGTGGGTTGGGTAAACGCACAAATAGCAACAAATACTGGTATATGGAATGGATTTACTTATGATCCACTAAAATGTGCTGAGGATGTAGGCTATTTGGTAGATGCGCTAGCTTATGACATATTATCTGGTGGCAATAGCAAGACATTAGAAGCAGGTTATTTATATGTTGAGAGTACTGACGTTGGGTTCACCAGTCAATTAGCACAACATGAAGCATCTATTCAACAACTAAAATTAGAAGTAGAAACACTATTAACACCATTAGGAGTAGAAACAGTATCAAATGGCCTATTTGATAATATATTAGATATTATTGCTACTCCTACAATAGTAATAGCCAGTATTGAATCAAGTAATTTTGGAGATATAACCAGTAATTTTAAACCAAGCAATCCTAGTGATACTGTAAGTTTTACCCCTGCCAGCGTAGTTGATGTTGGCGGTAATACTTTCCTTATTACTAATCATGGTATTACAGAAGGAACTAAACTTGTTTATATTTCAAATGGTAATACAGCAATTTTAGGTTTAGATAATGAACAAACTTATTATGCTAGAGTTTTAGACGCAGATACATTTGGATTGTATCTTGATGATAGTTTAACTACAATTGTAGATATTAAAGGTACTCGTCCTGTTTCAGAAACTCATGCTTTCCTAAAAAATGTACGAGAGTTTTTTATTGATGATATATTAACTACTCATACAGATTATCAAATACTAACGCTTGTTCCAGGCGTTTATGAATTTATTCCAGGCAGAGCTGTATATGGTGATAACAATGATATATTTGCCTATGTGTATAGTTATGATTCAACAACTAGAAAACTTATAGTTAGTATAGAAGAATTTGTCGACCCAATAACACAACAGCCAGTTAAAAATTATTTTAATAATAGCAGTGTGATTGATGAGGATCATACATCACCATCACAACAGACTAATATTGGATTTGCCGCTGATGTAGATTATAGAAGTGATCTTTATACATCAAACTTTAGAATAAGTCCTACTGTAACTGGTGGTGAAATAACCAACGAAGGTAATCTACCAGAAAATCAAATATGGTTACATCGTCCCAGTATTGTAAACAGTTCTGGTCATACATGGGAATATGCCGGTAGTGGTACAGATTATAATGCTCTGCCACAAAATGGTGGAAAAACGATTCCAGAGTATGAACAAGTTAGTGATCTACCAGGTCGTGTATATAGTTCAGGTACTAATGAATTAGGCGATTTCAAAGTAGGCGACTTTATTAAAGCTGAAAACAAAACAGGTAATGTAACATTTACTAATACTGTTAGTATCGCAGAATTAGATACATTGAAGTTGAGAATTGGTAACATTGTTATTCAAGAAATAAGTGCTGACGTTGGTTTGGGTGACAATGAAATGGGCGGTGCTAAGGATAGTAGATTAAGCACACAAAAAGCCATTCGTGACTTCCTACAGTTTAGACTAGGTAAATTTATTGATAAGAATTTATCAACAAATAGTATACCAGGCTCAGCTGTTCAACTCAATAGCAGCGGTAAAATTAATGCTGACCTTATACCTGCTGTAAGAAATTTCTTAATTTACAAAGGTGAAGGGTATTTAAACAGGCTTACACTAATTGAGGATGTGCCACCAAAGAATATCTTAAACGGCGACTTAATTACTGAAACCTACAGCACAGTTGAAATAACTTTGGACAATCCTATAACTGGATCAAATGGTGATCTAGTAGAACAAGCAGTAAGTGGTGCTAGTGGTTACCTAGTAGGCGATGTCAATAATGACAACAACATTATTGTAGGCAGTATTGATCTTACATTTACAGCTAATTTTAATACAACAAATATTATCAGTATTAATGGTATCAGCACAGGAGCTATTCCTACAGTGGTTGGTACTACTAATACCGGGCAAACAGGCAACTTCCTATTAAGTGAGGAAATACGCACACAATTTTTAATATTAGACCCAGCTGGTACTTATGATTTTACTGGTATTACCACAGTTACAGGTGCTGTTAATAAAGGGCAGGGAACGGTAACACAAACCAAATACGGCGTAATCAATGCTCTTAATAATCTAAGCCTCACACCAGGAGACGGATATACACCAGCTTCAGGTTTGGCCGTTACATATGAAATGGTTTCATTGACCAATGTGACAGGTACAGGCACAGGAGCCAAAGCAGATATTACAGTAGAAAATGGTGTAGTTATTAGTGTTGATATGCGTAGAGGCGGAACTGGATATGCCGTTGGTGATATTTTAAGTGCCGACCCAGCAGATGTAGGCGGAACTTCAAATACTGATTTCAGTATTCCAGTTAGTGCGGTACAAAATAGACTTTATGTGGAAATTCCCGTCGGATTAAAATTTGAGGCAGGAAATACTACTGCCACTAACGAATATATCTCTGATGCTAATGCCAGTAGTCAAAATATAACAGCCACAGACACTACAGTTACAACCTTTAGTGCCGCTACAGATGTAAACTATGGAACAAGTAGAATCACTATAAATGCCCATACATTTGATGATGGAGATCCAGTAACATATGCGGTGGTAGGTGCTCAAGGCATAGGTGGATTAATTGGCGGGGAAGTGTATTTTGTCAAGAGTATTGATGCTAATACCATTGAACTTTACACAAATTATTATTTGAGTAACAAAATTAGCTTTACCAGTAGTGGTTTAGGTAATCAAACTCTTACTGTAAAAGCAATAACAGTTAGAGCAAGTATTTCTGGTCATGATATTATATTTTTAGCTAACCATGGTTTTAGCACAGGTACTCCAGTTAAAATTACAGGCTCATCATTGCCAACTGGTATCAATGCTGATAACAATATTTTCTTCTTAGGTAGTGTTACAACTAATAGCTTTTCTTTACATTTAACAAGATCTAGCGCCCTAACCAGTGTAAATGGATTGACAACCACTGCTTATGATCTTACCGATACAGGTTCAGGAACAATTACCTTTACTGAACAGAATGTTACAGTAATTGGCACTGTTGATACTTCAAGTTCTAATATATTAAACTGGAGCAGTATCAGCACTACAAATATTGATGCTAGTAATGTAGTCACAGGAGTATTGAATACTAGTAGATTAGCCACTACTGGTATTGCTAGTAGTGATACGTTCCTAAGAGGTGATAGTTCTTGGGTAGAAGCTGTACAAAATATTAAAATAACTAATACAGATAGTCCCTTAAGTTTAACAGGTAGCTATAATACTGTAGGTGGAGTAGATCAGTTCTATAATAGTGTTACATTGGATATAGCTAGAGTGGATAGTGATCCTGCTTTTAGTGGGGCATTAGATCCTTATACAAATTTAGGTGTAGCTAAATTCAAGAAAGATCAATTTACTGTAGGAACTGGAGCAACTTCAGGTCAGGTTTATATAACACCGGCAACATCAGGTGGAACTATTGATGCTAAAACTATAGATGGTAAAGATTTAACATATCTATTGACTAGTAGTAATCATAGCGTACAACCAGTTACCAAAGGTGGAACAGACATTACTGGATACACATTAGGAGACACTATCTATGCTAATGGTTCTACCAGCCTAGCAAAGTTAGCTATAGGTTCTGCCAACTATATTATGACCAGTACAGGTAGTGCTCCACAATGGAGTACTAATATCACAGTGAATGATCTTACAGTATTAGGTAACATCAGTCAAAGTGGTAGCGTAAGCACATTAACTGCTTATGATATACGCATGAGTGATAATAATATTGAACTAGGATCAGTATCAGCAATGACTGGTAAAGTTGGTACAATTAATTCTGTGACCGCTAGTTCAAGTACTGTGACAATGACTGCTCCAAGCACCACTGATGGAATGATTCCTGGTATGACGCTAACCAAAACTGGTGGAGTGGGAGCATTTGGCACAAACGCAGTAGTAACCCAAATAAATAGTGCAACGCAATTTACCTTTAAGGCTGATAATAATAATACTCTTGGATCTATAACATTTGATGTAAGCGGAGCAAGTGATAGTACAGCCGATCAGGGTGGAATTACTATAAAGGCATCTACAGGCGATAACAAAACATTAAGATGGGTTAAAAATACACCTGCTTGGACATCAAGTGATAACTTTGATCTAGCAGCAGGAAAAGTCTATAAAATTGATACAACCACAGTACTAGCATATGATGGAACACTAACTGGTAATCAAGTATTAGGTAAGAGCCTAACCAGTGAGACCGGGGATATTGTTACAAGTGGCAGTTATTGGACAAGAACATTTGCATTAATGGGAGCCTAAAATGGCAGAAGCACTAAAAATATTAGGACAAGCAGCACCAGCAGCAACTACATCAAGTGATTTGTATACTGTACCTGCCGCTACTCAAACTACAGTTAGTACATTAGCTGTGGCTAATAGAGCAAGCACAGCAACAACATTTAGAATAAGTATAGCTAAAGCTGGTGAAGCACTGGCCAATAAACAATACATATATTATGATCAATTTATAGATGGAAATAGTAGTTTCCTAGTAACCATTGGTATTACTTTACAGGCAACAGATGTAATAAGAGTATATGCAGGAACTGCAAATTTAAGTTTTAATGTATTCGGAATAGAGGTAAGCTAATGGCACAAGGATCATCAAACCCAACAGTTGATTTACGAAAAATAGGAGGCACGGTTGTAGATGTAGGCACCGGAGCATCCAGCAGTGGAACTCAACGTGTAGCTTTGGCTACAGATCAAACTACAATACCTGTACTAGCCACACAGGCTACATTCACTTTATCTGGTGTTAGCATAGCTGGAACTACAGGTGACTTTACTTGTACAGCAAGTTCAAACATTCTAACCAAAGGTGCTACTATTACTATAACAGGCACAATGGGTGGAACAGGAACTATTACAGGTTATACTACTGGCAAAGTATACAAGATCAGCACTACTAATGGATCTACTACATTTACTCTAGTAGATTTAGAAAATGGCGCTATAGCAACTACAACTGGAACTCCTACCGGTATTGTTTATACTGTTAATGTTCCACAAAGCATTAGTAATATTGCTCAGTTGGCTGGACAAACTATATCAATGGGTACTGGTGTTAGAGATGCTGGTACACAACGAGTAACTATTGCTACTGATGATATAGTTCCAGCAAGCCAAAGTGGAACTTGGACTGTACAGCCTGGTAATACAGCTAACACAACACCTTGGTTGATTAGGCCAAGCGATGGTACAAATAATGTAGCAGTAAAAGCAGCCAGTACAGCAGCAGCTACAGCAGATCCAGCATTAGTTGTTTCGTTCGCAGGTGCTAATTCGGCAACTAAAATAGGTGATGGAACTAATAATGCCTCAATAAAAGCAGCCAGCACAGCAGCACTGGCCACTGATCCAAGTTTGGTCGTAGCATTTAGTCCAAATAGCGCATTGCCTACTGGTTCAAATGCTATAGGTAAACTGACTGCTAATAGTGGTGTTGATATTGGTGATGTTACTGTTAACAATGTGATTAGCGACGGTGTATATGTACGCTTAACTGATGGCACTAATACTATGCCTACTGGTGACGCTGCTGCCAGAGGTATATATCATAGAGTAACTGATGGAACTAATACAGCAGCAGTAAAGGCAGCAAGCACATCAGCCCTAGCAGCAGATCCCTCACTAGTAGTAGCATTTAGTCCAAACAGTGCTTTACCAGCAGGTACAAATGCTATAGGTAAATTAACTGCTAATAGTGGCGTTGACATTGGTGATGTTACCGTTAATAACGCAATTGGAGATGGTGTATATGTACGCTTAACTGATGGTACTAATACCATGCCAACAGGTGATTCTGCTGCTAGAGGTATATATCATAGAGTAACTGACGGAACTAATACAGCAGCAGTAAAAGCAGCAAGCACAGCAGCCCTAGCAGCAGATCCTAGTCTAGTAGTAGCATTTAGTCCAAATAGCGCATTGCCAACAGGTACAAATGCTATAGGTAAATTAGCAACTAATGATGGTGTTGATATTGGCGATGTTACCGTTAATAATGCCATAGGTAGTGGTGTATATGTTAGACTAACTGATGGCACTAATACTATGCCAACAGGTGATGCTGCTGCCAGAGGTATATATCATAGAGTAACTGACGGAACTAATACAGCAGCAGTAAAGGCAGCAAGTACAGCAGCCCTAGCAGCAGATCCCAGTTTAGTTGTAGCATTCAGTCCAAACAGTGCTTTACCTACAGGGTCAAATGCCATTGGTAAATTAGTATCTAATGATGGTGTTGACATCGGTGATGTTACAATCAACAATGCTACTCTTGCTGTTACACAATCTGGAAGTTGGAGTATATCTACAACTGCTAATCAGGCCACAAATACCATTAGTGGAGTTACAGTTTCAAATACAACTGGTGGATTCCAATGTACAGCCACTACACTGTATGTTGGACAAACAGTAACTATAAGTGGAACAAATTCAGGCACTGGAACAATTAGTGGTTATACTAATCCTACGACTTACAAGATCAGTGCCACCAATGGATCCACTACTTTTACACTACAAACTTTGGCAGACGCAGCAATTACTACAGGTGGTACAACTCCTGGAGGTACAACAACTGGCTTAACCTTTACAGTACCAAGTAATAATTCTATAACTAATATTGCTCAATTTGCTGGTAAAACAATATCAATGGGCACTGGTGTAAGAGATACTGGTACACTACGAGTAACCGTTGCCACAAATGATGTAGTTCCTATTAGTGATAACAGTGGTAGTTTAACTGTTGATGCTCCAGTAGGCACTCCTGTATTTGTTAGACTAAGTGATGGAACTAGTGCTATCAGCACATTACCAACTAGTATATCGAGTACAACAACAGGTCCAAATAGCAATGCCACAACTACAGCCTACGCAACGAGCCTAGTTATTAAAAATGCTGCTGGAACATTATATATGTTAAATGGATATAATTCCAAAGCTTCATCACAATTTATTCAGATACACAATACTGCTAGTTTACCAGCAGATGGAGTAGCTCCTGTGATTACTTTTTCAGTAGCAGCACAGAGTAATTTTAGTTTAGACCTAGGCGTATATGGTAGAGCATTTAGCACGGGAATCACAGTTTGTAATAGTAGCACTGGGCCTACAAAAACTATTGGATCAGCAGATTGCTGGTTTGATGCACAATATAAGTAAGAGAAAAACATGGCTTTAACGATAACTCCACCATTACAAGGTATACAAGGGATAAGTGTACAAGGTACCACAGGTAGTCAGGGTACCACAGGTAGTCAGGGTACCACAGGTAGTCAGGGTACCACAGGTAGTCAAGGCACCACAGGTAGTCAAGGCACCACAGGTAGTCAAGGCACCACAGGTAGTCAAGGCACCACAGGTAGTCAAGGCACCACAGGTAGTCAAGGCACCACAGGTAGTCAAGGCA